GAAGATTATTGTATCGGTATTAGTAGTATTACTACTTACTGGGTGTGCTTCTAGCAGTTCTGAGTATTATGAAGCCGTTCAACGAGCAGCAGAAGCAAGCTCGCAAGCATCACAAGCAAAGTTTGACGCACTGTCTAAGATTGCAGCAAGTGGTGACGGTCAAGCGGCAAGTGCCGCAGTAATGGCTTTGGCTTTAACGCAGACTGCTACGGTTCAGCCAATACCCCAGCAATCAGAAGCAATGCAGTGGGCATCTATACTTGCATCGCCAGTTACATCACTAGGCATGATGTGGATGCAGTCTGACTCCACGAAAAAAATGGCAAAGTACAACTCACAAGTTGACCTCGCTAGGATTTCATCTGATGCCAGCACACAACAAGCTCTGTATGGATCGTTTGTTTCATCAAACCAGATTACTGGTGACGTTGCCGCAGCCGGTATGACTGCGATGGGGAATGTAGACTACACGCCGTTCGTTAATGGCATGGTCACACTCGGCACTACAGGCATGACTAGCTTGACGGATCTTAGTAAGGCAGGTTTTGACGCCAATACATCCATTGCTACCGCTGGTCTTAACTCTGCGGTTAGCCTGGGAACTGCGGGCCTTAACTCCACAGGCAACGTAGGTATTGCTGGGATTAATGGGTTGGTCACAAACACCTCCAATTGGCTTAACTACTCAGCTGCTAGCAATCTAGTATGGAAAGACATAATGGCAACTGAACAGAAAGGTTGCGTAGCAACAGCAAACGCCGCAGGTCAAGTTATAGTTACCTGTAACTAGTTTTGGCTGATTTAAATGTTCAGTTACTTCCTTGGCAGCAGGATGTCTACTCTGATCCCGCTAGATTTAAGGTAGTAGCAGCTGGGCGACGAACAGGGAAGTCTCGTCTAGCTGCGTGGTTATTAATTATTAATGGCCTGCAGGCAGATAAAGGCCATGTTTTTTACGTTGCGCCCACTCAAGGACAGGCCAGGGATATTTTGTGGCAAACCTTGATGGAGCTAGGACACCCTGTAATTGCTGGTTCTCATATCAACAATTTACAGATTAAGCTGGTCAACGGGGCCACGATTAGTCTTAAAGGGGCAGACAGGCCCGAGACAATGCGTGGCGTGTCCTTGAAGTTTCTTGTAATGGATGAGTACGCAGACATGAAGCCTGATGTTTGGGAGCAGATTCTTCGTCCAGCACTAGCAGACCAAAAAGGAGAGGCTTTATTTATTGGAACCCCTATGGGTCGCAATCATTTTTATGAACTCTATAAGTACGCTGAGCTTGGAAATGATGAAACATATAAAGGATGGCACTTTACAAGCTATGACAATCCAATACTTGATCCATCTGAAATTGATATGGCTAAAAAATCAATGTCGAGCTATGCCTTTCGACAAGAGTTTATGGCTTCCTTTGAAGCTAGAGGCTCAGAGATGTTTAAGGAAGATTGGGTTAAGGTTGGCGAAGACGAAAACGATGGCGACTACTATATTGCTATTGACCTTGCTGGATTTGAAGACGTTAATAAAAAACGAACAAAAAACACTAGGCTAGACGAAACAGCAATTGCAGTTACAAAGGTAAGTCCTGACGGGTGGTTTGTTGAAAACATTATTTATGGAAGGTGGGATCTTAACGAAACAGCAATGAAAATTTTTCAAGCTGTTCGCGATTACAAGCCTGTCAGCGTGGGCATAGAAAAAGGAATTGCAAAGCAGGCGGTAATGTCTCCGCTTACGGATTTAATGAAACGGTACGGAATGTTCTTTCGTGTTGAAGAGCTTAGCCACGGAAACAAAAAGAAAACTGATCGCGTCATGTGGGCTTTGCAGGGGCGATTTGAAAACGGTTATGTTACTTTAAACAAGGGCGAGTGGAACACGCGGTTTCTTGACCAGCTGTTTCAATTTCCAGATGCTTTAACGCATGATGATTTAGTTGACGCCCTAGCTTATATAGATCAGTTGGCTAAGGTTGCATACGATTATGAGTATGAAATTGACGATCACGAAATTCTAGACGTTGTATCTGGATATTAATAGGAAAAAATCATGGCAGATGAAATTTACGAACCCGACCCCTTAATGGTTGAAGAATCTCTTGCTGGATGGGTTATTAACAAATGCGAGAACTGGCGCGATTATTACGAGTCAAATTATGAAGACAGGTTTGATGAGTATTATAGACTTTGGCGCGGTCAATGGGATCCAGCAGATGCCCAAAGAAGCTCTGAACGCTCTAGAATAATCAGCCCTGCATTACAGCAGGCTGTAGAGTCTAATGTAGCAGAGCTTGAGGAGGCTACATTTGGTCGCGGGAAATGGTTTGATATCGCAGATGACACTGTTGATGGCGATAAACAAGACATTGTGTATTTACGCAAAAAGCTTGGTGAAGACTTTGAGTCTTGTAAGGTGCGAAAGGCGGTTGCAGAGTGTCTTATTAATGCGGCTGTTTTTGGGACGGGCATTGGCGAAGTTGTTATTGAAGAAATTAAAGAGATGGCCCCAGCTACAGAGCCATTAATGGATGGAGACCTTCAGGCAGTTGGCGTAAATATTAAAGATCGGGTTGTTGTAAAGTTAAAACCAATATTGCCGCAAAACTTTCTAATAGACCCTGTAGCAACCTCAATAGAGGATGCTTACGGTGTAGCTATTGATGAATTTGTTAGCCGACATACGGTAGAGTTACTGCAAGAACAAGGCGTTTACAAAGAAGCAATGATCGGATCTGCTGCTCCTGACACTGAACTTGAGCCAGATCAAGACCTTACTATATATAATGATGACAAAGTAAGAATTACAAAGTATTATGGCTTGGTGCCTAAAGAGCTTCTTGAGTCTGAAGACGTAGAGGTTGAAGAAGACTCTAAGTATGTTGAGGCTATTGTCGTTATCGCAAACGGCGGCACACTTCTCAAAGCCACAAAAAATCCATATATGATGGGCGATAGGCCCGTTGTTGCATTTCCTTGGGATGTAGTCCCAGGACGATTTTGGGGTCGTGGCGTTTGTGAAAAAGGTTATAACAGCCAGAAAGCACTGGATACTGAGCTTCGCGCTAGGATTGATGCGCTAAGTCTCACGATCCACCCCATGATTGCTATTGACGCAACTCGGCTTCCTCGCGGCGCTAAGCCAGAGGTTAGACCGGGCAAAATAATTTTGACCAATGGAGACCCTCGTGAAGTTTTACAGCCATTCAAATTTGGAGAAGTTGGGCAAATTACTTTTGCTCAGGCTGCAAGCCTTCAGCAGATGGTACAACAAGCGACAGGCGCTGTGGACTCAGCAGGGATCGCTGGACAGGTCAATGGTGAAAGTACTGCTGCTGGGATCTCTATGTCTCTCGGTGCAATTATTAAGAGACATAAGCGCACCCTTATAAACTTTCAACAATCTTTTCTTTTGCCGTTTGTAACTAAGGCAGCGCATAGGTATATGCAGTTCGATCCAGAAGAATACCCTGTTGCCGACTACAAATTTACAGCTACTAGTACGCTTGGCATTATTGCTAGGGAGTATGAGGTAACTCAGTTAGTTCAGTTACTACAAACAATGAAGCAAGACAGCCCCATGTATCCGGTTTTAATTCAAAGCATTATCGACAACATGAACCTAAGCAATCGGGAAGAGTTAATTGCTACCATGCAGCAAGCTTCTCAGCCAAACCCGCAAGCGCAACAGCTAGCCACAATGGCTCAGCAAACCCAGCTAGAGCTTCAGCAAAGTCAAACAAATGCGTTGAATGGTCAGGCAGCAGAGTCCCAAGCAAGGGCTGCGAAGATTGCTGTTGAAACCGAAATTGCACCTCAAGAGCTTGAGATTGATAGAATTCAAGCGGTTACCAAAAATCTTCAGGTAGGAGATGCTGACGATAAAGAGTTTGATCGCAGACTTAAGATAGCTGATAGGCTTTTGAAAGAACGAGAAATGGAGGGGAAGTCAAAAAATGTTAATGACACAAACAGAAATCAACAACCTGCTGAGCCAGATCAACGCAGCATTTCAAGACCAAACAGCGGAATTGAAAATCCTCAAGTCCCGCCTAAAGGATTTGGAGGACAGATTTAATGACAAAGAAAAAAGATCCAAGGCTGGATCGAGCGGGAGTAAGCGGGTACAACAAACCAAAGAGGACTCCTAATCATCCTAAGAAGTCTCATGTAGTTGTAGCTAAATGTGCTGACGGCTCAATTAAAACAATTAGATTTGGTCAGCAAGGAGTTAGCGGTGCAGGTAAAAATCCTAGCAGTGCCAAAGATAAAGCTAGGCGTAAGTCGTTTAAAGCTAGACACGCTAAAAACATTGCTAAAGGAAAATGCTCTGCTGCCTATTGGGCTGATAAAGTTAAATGGTAGATTTATATTGTGTAGTTTGGAAAGATGCTCAAGGCGGTTCTAATGTGGGCTGGCGAGAGATAGAAGAGCTAACTAAAATTAAAGTAGCTACCGCTGTTTCTTGTGGCACCATTTTGCTAAACGACGAAAAGAAGTTAATAATTTGCCCACACATGTTAATTGAAGATAATAAAATTATAGAGGGTGATGCAGAGTTAGTAATCCCGCAACAGTGGGTAATTTCAATAACCAAGGTGTATACGATAGAAGCAATCAATTAAGGAGTGGGAATGGCGTTAGAAGACAAATACAAGCTAAAAACGAAAGAGTCTATTTATACCGCACTTAAGTACCATAGGCTCTTAACCAGAAAAAATGACACAGTTATTGTTATGTATTCTGGCGGCATGGACAGCGTTTCTCTTGCTTGGAGTTTGCTGGAGCATACTCAGCATAAAGTTCATATACATTCTATCCACCTTGATAACTCAGAAAATAGATATAAAGCAGAAGGCGAAGCTATTTATAAAAGCATCAATTGGCTAAAGGATAATCAAAGAGAGTTTGAATTTTCATCTTGCACATACTCATACAAGAATAAATACCCTGGCGGTCGTGATATGTCGTTAGCTCTATTTCAGGCTGGAAGAATTGTTTCAACTATGGTCGATCCTGTAGCTGCTGTTTTTACTGGCGATTACAATATGAGCAAAGAAGAAAGCGCAGAGGCTTACGGAGTTTTTAGTTCACTGTTTATAAACAAACAGGCTAAGCCAATATGGGCTGCTCCGTTTGATTACATGAGCAAAACGCCATTAGAAAGAAGCCTTGGTGTTTATTACGCAATGCCAAAAGAGTTGCGTAAATCATACTGGTCGTGTAGAAAGCCCAAAGAATCACCAAAAGGGTTTATTGCGTGTGGTGTATGCCATGCTTGCAAACGTCAATATGCGCTTCACAAATATATAAAGGAGAGCGAAAGTGAAAGTAAAAGCTCCTGATGGATATCACTGGATGAAGAATGGTAAGAGTTTTAAGCTAATGAAAAACCCTTCGGGTGGTTATAAAGCTCATAAAGGATCTTCACAGTCAGTTGATTTTCCTGTCCAAAAGGTTCATAAAGGCAAAAAGTAAGGAGATTGCAATGGGTTACGGAACAGGTGCGTATAAATCAAAACCTAAAAAGAAAAAGAAGCCAGTAAAAAAGTAATGGCTCTTAAGAAGAAAGCAAAGGGGTCTATACCCAGCAACGTAAAGAATAAAGCTCTTTACTCAAGGGTTAAGGCTGCGGCTAAAAAGAAGTTTGATGTATATCCTAGCGCCTATGCTAATGCATGGCTTGTAAAGGAATACAAAAAACGCGGCGGAACTTATGCCTAAACCTAAAAAGGGTTTAACAAAGTGGTTTAAGGAAGAGTGGATTGACGTAAAGACCGGAAAGCCTTGTGGCAGAAGGTCTGCAAAGAAATCCAAACGACCTTATCCGTCTTGTCGCCCTAAGAAGGTAGCAGCAAAAATGACTGCTGCTGAAAAAGCAAGATCTAAGTCCAAGAAAACTGGACCTGCTAAGATCAAGCATGATGTAACCGCCTCTGGAAGGAGGCGTAAAAAGAAAACTTAACTAGAGATAACCTTATGGCCTCAATAGATAAAGAAGTAGAAGAGTACTACAACAAATTCTTTGACCTGTTTATGACTGATGGTTGGAAGCAGTTAATCGAAGAGTTAAGGCAGAACGCTCTAGCAATTAATAGTGTTGAAGCAACAAAAGATTCAAATGATTTGTATATTCGCAAAGGGCAGTTAATGGTTTTAGCTCATATGCTAAATCTTGAATCAACTATAAGCACTAACTTTGAAGAGCTAGGCAAAGAAGATGTATAAGATATTTGACTTTCGCTGCAAAGAAGGCCATATATTTGAAGAGTTTGTAAAAAACGGGACTACAACTAGTAGGTGCAAATGTGGTGCCGTTGCTACAAAAATTGTCTCAGCGTCAAATTTTGTACTAGATGGGTCTACAGGAGATTTTCCTGGAAGGCACATGAAGTGGGTACGAGAGCATGAAAAGGCGGGGCAAAAAGGACGGGAAGCTCAGCGCGAAAAGAGTCAATCCCATTAATTCCATAACCATTAGGCGGAATAGGTTTAAATGATGTCAAGAGCAACAATCATTGATGAGCGTCAAAATGAAGAAGAGACACAAACTTCTGAGGTAATAGCTGAAGAGGTTCTTGAGAGTCCTAAAGAGGACATACCTGAAGAATCTAATGTTCCAGAAAAGTACCGTGGTAAGTCTGTAGAGGAACTTGTACAGATGAACCAAGAGCTTGAAAAGTTTTCAGGCAAACAGAGTACGGAAGTAGGCGAACTTAGAAAAGTTGTTGATAGCTACATTCAGACAGAACTCGACGGAAAACAAGCACCTCAAACACAGCAAGAAGATGACAACAGTGATGTTGATTTTTTTGTTGATCCGCAAAGCGCTGTAAATAGAGCTATAGAAAACCACCCTAAAATCAAAGAAGCAGAAACGTACAACAAACAGTACAAGCAACAGGCCACTCTTGCTCAATTACGATCCGACCACCCAAATATGGATCAAGTTCTGGAAGACCCTAAGTTTGCCGAATGGATTAAGGGATCAAAGGTTAGAACAAAGTTGTTTGTTCAAGCTGACCAGCAGTATGACTACGATGCTGCAAGCGAATTGTTTACGTTGTGGAGTGAACGCTCTAGTATCGTTCAAGAAACAGCTAAAGCAGAACGCTTGAATCGTAAGAATGCAGTAAAGTCAGCAGCAACAGGCAACACTAGAGGCTCAGCTGAAGGATCAAGAAAGAAAGTTTATCGTCGGGCTGACATTATTAAACTTATGAAAACTGACCCCGAACGTTATGCGTCC